ATGAGCCGAGAAACAACCACCAACGGCAACAAGCGGCGACGCCCAAAACGGATCCAGCCGACCGAATGTCCGCCGCTGCACCAAGTGGTCGCCGAATGTGAAAACGAACGAGAGCAACGCAAGTTGTACGACGAGTTGAAAGCGAAAGGATACCGATGTCGGTTATTGAATCTGTAGTCTCGTGCCGCGTGCTCGATTCGTTCCGCGTACAAATGGTGAGCGGCATGTTTGACGTTTCGCTGGACGAAAAGTTGTCAAATCGGTTCGCGATCGAAATCCCGACCGACGACGATTGGCGCGTCGGCATGATCGTGGGGCCTTCCGGATCGGGCAAGTCGTCGATCGCGGCCAAAGCGTTTGGCTCGCAGGTTTATCGTGGATTCCGTTGGCCTGCACGCAAAGCGATTGTCGATGCGTTTCCGGCCGAACTGGAGACGCGTTCGATCTTGCGGACGTTGATTTCGGTAGGCCTCAGTTCGCCGCCGGCCTGGTGCAAACCGTATCGCGTCCTTTCGACGGGCGAACAATTTCGGGCCGACCTGGCGATGTCGCTCGTTTCGCCTGATCCGTTGATTGCGTTTGACGAGTACACGAGCGTTGTGGATCGACGCACCGCCCAAATGGGATCGGCGGCGCTGCGCAAGTCGATCGACGCAGGGCACATCGACAGACAATTTGTCGCGATCACTTGTCACCGCGACGTCATCGATTGGCTGCAGCCTGATTGGGTCGCCGACATGTCGAGCGGCCAACTATCGCGGAGGCGTCTTCGGCGACCGAAACTGGAAATGCAAATCCGCGCCGGCAGCATTTCGGACTGGCCCCTGTTTGCGAAACATCACTATCTAGATCCGCGGCTGAACCCGGCGGCGCGCTGCTTTCTGGCGACGCTCGACAATCAGCCGGTCGCGTTTGCTGCGGTGCTGAATCACTTTCGTAAGCATACGTTTCGCTTTACGCGCTTGGTGACGCTTCCCAGTTTTCAAGGGATCGGCGTCGGCGGCGCACTGTTGGATGGAGTCGCCGCTCATTTGGTCGACAACGAAGACGCCGAGTTGGTCTCGATCAGCGGCAGTCACCCTGCCGTGATTCACCATTGCAACGCCTCATCCCGGTGGGAGTTCCGTGAACTGAAAAAAACAGGGCGCCGCGCCAGCGGATTCTTTCGCGATCATCCCGATTGGAAAGTTTCCCTCGGCCGAGCCGTCGCATCCTTCCGCTACCAAGAGTAGGGTCCGCTGTGCGGACCAGAAAGGGCCTTCAGCAGCGCCCAATCAATCCTCGGTCCGCATAGCGGATCCTACTATCCCTAAGGAGCTTTTTTCATGACCCGAATTACGGCTGCTCAAGCGGCGATGGTGGCGCGGCAAATTGAATTGCAATTAGCGCAGGGAAATTTTGCGGCGGCCGACGATATTCTCGCGCGGTGCCTCGCCGAGGTGAAGTCGCAACGGCGCGAGTTGTGCGACGAATACGCATTGCCGCGCGAAGTTCCTCTGGCCCGTTTGAATCTGGAGCCGCAGATTTTGAACGCGCTGGAGTATTGCGAGATCAATACCGTCGGCGATCTTCAAGGCGTCACCTACGAAGATCTGCTGTCCGTGCCGAATTTGGGACAATCCCGGGCCAGTGAAGTCCGTGATAGCGTACGGCAATTGTTGCGAGATTTTAAGACTCGCAGTTTTGAAAAAGCGCTGTAGACGTAAGGAATTGACCACGGTTTTTGGGGGAGGAGCAAGCGGCGGCTAGTCGCTTACTCACTGAATCGGGCGAATGCGACTGATCATCGCAAAGTCGCCCAATACGACGCTGCCCGATTGGGAGGGTAAGCGGCTGACCGCCGTTTGCGCCTCCCTTTTTTCTTTCTCGGAGCAACGTTTGATGGTAACGACATTCACCGACAAGCTGTCTGAACTGCTTGCCGACGCCCAGGCCAAACTGCGGCAAGGTTTCACATGGGACACGTTTAGCGAAGCGTTTCTCACTTTCATCCATTCGGCGATGATCGCCGCCAAAGAAGAGCTGCTGAATCCCGGTCCCGAAAAGAAAGCGGCCGTGCTCGAGTGGGTCGGCGCCTTTTGGGACTTTGTCGTCGCCAAAGTTCCGCTGCCGACCTGGTTGTTCTGGATGAAACTGCCGTACGTCAGCACCGCGATTCGCAGCATCATTTTGACGATCGCGGCCGGTTTGATCGAAGGTCTCTACACCCAAAACCTGGAGCAGTTCCGTGCTTAACTTTTTTCTTCTCGCGGCATTGGCGTTTGGCGTTATCGGCGTGATCACGCTCGTCTGGTCCCCTGCGCTGACGGCGCCGGCCAGCAGCGGCGCGCCGGCGTCAACGTCAATCCCGTTGAAGCTGATCCCCAAAAATCCGGCGCGCGGCGAACTGCCGAAACAACCCGATCCGGTTGACGCGTTTCGCGCTTGGTTCACCGTCGTGCGACCGGTGCTTGTCGCTAGTCAAGCGTCGCCAGAAGAGATTCGCCAAGCGGGTCTCGACCTGGTGAAGCACTTGATCATGGAGGCGCCGACCAATGAAGCCTAACGTTTTCTTTCTGCTAATGGCCCTGATGTTGGCCGCCGCAGGGCTCTTGCAGCTCGACCTATGGCCCACCATCACGCCGCCGCCTGAAAACCCAGGCGCGCCCGAGCTGCTTGCGGCGTTTCGCGAGAGTGATGACGCCGGCGCGGCGAGCGATGACGCGCAGAGATTTGGCGATTTGTGCGGCGCTTTGGCCGATGTCATCGCGTACGACGCCGCTCTTGCAGAACCGCAATTGCGCACCGGCGTGCAGCTGGAAAATCTGCGCATGATCGCTCGCGATACGCAACTGAGCGGCGCGAGCTACTCAGCAAAGTACCCGCGACTTGGCGACGAGATCAAGGTTTACCTCGATCAACAACTGGGCGTCGACGGCGGCGCGCTAGACGAAGATCGCCGCCGGAAGTGGATCGCCGCCTATCGCCAACTCGCAAAGTCAGCGCACTACGCCGCCGACTATTTGAACTGGAAATCGTAAGGTCCGCTGTGCGGACCAACCTAACCAAACAGAACACTCGCCCGTTGCGCCAGCAAGGGAATGCGGCTCGCCACGCCCAAAAAAACATGGTGCGCCATCGGGCGCAATTGCAATCATGTTCAACAAATCCGAATCGATTCCCTCGCTCGCGCAACGGGCTCGTGACAAAACTCAGAACCCAAATGAGAAAGGAAACCCCCACATGTCGAATGATCGAATCGACCCAATACCGAATCAAAAAAATTCCGTAACCGGACTCTTGTCTCTGTTAGTTATCGGCACGATTGCCGGGCTCGCTTACTTCTCTAGTAAGGAAGCTCCAACAGCAACCGATCCACACGACGTCGCCGGCGCCCAGATTCAGCCTGGCCGACCTTCGGCCGATGTACTGCCGGGTCAGCATCAACCTGTAGCGGCGCTGTTTGGTTATAAACCACAGCCAGCCGAAACGCGTCAGTTTTTGCGTTCGCTGCCGCAACCCAATCTGCGTGAAGCGGCGCCGCAACTTTTCGTCGCCCGTGGGCCTCCGCAAGACGCGCTGTTGTACCGGGCGCTTTATAAAGCGCATCGCGACAAGTTTGGCTCCGATTGGCAAGTGGGACGGCAAGGGATCGGCGATTGCGTCAGCTGGGGCTGGGCGCATGCTTGCGACATTCATCTGGCGATCATGTACTGCGAAGGAGACAGCGCCGATTGGCGGCCGGTCGCAACTGAATCTATCTACGGCGGGTCACGCGTCGAGGCCCGCGGCGTGAAGTCAGGCGGCTACAGCGACGGCAGCTACGGGGGCGCCGCGGCCAAGTGGGTTCGCGACTACGGGCTGATCTTTCGCGAAACGTATCCGTCGGTCGATCTGTCCCGCTATTCCTCACGCCGCGCCAAAGATTGGGGCAACTATGGGAACGGCGGCCGCGAAGACCATGGTCAGCTCGATCTTCAGGCGAAGAAGAGCCCGGTGCGCACCGTCGCGCTGGTCAAGACGTTTGACGAAGCGGCGGCCGCGATCCAAAGCGGCTATCCCGTGCCGGTTTGCTCCGGACAAGGGTTCAGCAGCCGGCGCGATGACGACGGATTTTGCAAAACGTCCGGCAGTTGGTCGCATTGCATGTGTTTTATCGGCGTGCGGCACGATCGACGCGGGCTCCTTTGTCTCAACAGTTGGGGGCCCACGTGGGTCACCGGGCCGAAATGGCCTGACGATATGCCGGATGGCTCGTTCTGGGTCGAAGAAGCGACCGTCAATCGAATGCTGCGGCAACATGATTCGTTCTCGGTTAGCGGTTACGACGGATTTCCTTTTCGCCAATTGGATCACGCCGCTTGGGTGCATCGTTTGCAACCAAACGAGCCGATCTTCGCTCTCGCTTTATAGGTGCTGTGATGAAAGTTTTGACTGCCGGTTTGTTTGCGTTTGCGCTGTTGCTGGGCGGCTTGCTGCTGCTGGAAAAAGTGGATGACGTGGTGAACGGACCGGTCCCAACTGACGTGCAAAAAGATAGCCTGCGAAAGCGATTCACCCGCGCGATCGCTAACTGGATGATCGACAAAGGAATGCGCGACGGCCCGCCAGAAAACCAAAGCGAGCCTCCCGCCGCGATGACGATTTACACGCCGCGAGCCAGCGAGTTGCTGCTGCACGACGGCGACCCAATCAATCACGCCCAAGGATGGTAACGCCGCAGGTCAGGCCTAGGCCTGACGCAGCATAGTTTCATTCTCCAACAGCTGAGATTTCAATCTCTAACAGGAAGCACGCAATGAAATCGGATTGGACGCGACGTCGATGGTTGTCAGGCCAAGGCCTGACCTGCTTGGTTTTGATTCTCTTCGTACCTTCGTTCGCGTGGGCGCAGGAGTCCTCTCGGGCCGATGCTGCTGTTTGCTTGGCTTATGCGGCGGTGGTTCGTGAGATGCCGCTGTTGGTGACGCCCAACAAACCGGCGGCGCCTGAGTCGCCGGTGAGCGAGCCAGCGGACTACCGCGAAGCTTATGCGCTTTACAAACGCGACCACCGTCCGATGGTGGTGATGGTTACCGCCAGCTGGTGTCCCTATTGTCCAGCGATGAAGAACGAACTGCTGCAGATGAAACAAGCTGGCGAGCTGTCAGGCGTATCGCTGGTGATCCTGGATCATGATCAAGATCGTGCGACGGCTCGCCGCGTGATGGGCAAGCGGCGGACATTGCCCGCGCTATCGGTTTATCACTACGTCGGTGGAAAAGCGAAAGAGTCGCGCCCGCAGGCCGTTTGCGAGATCGTCGAGATCCTGCGGCCGCCGCCAGCGGCGAAAGGCTCGCTTCAGCTCTCGCCTGCTGGCGCTTCCTAAATTCGCAGACGGTTGCTGGGTCGCATTCGGACATTTGACGCTTCTCAATTTCTCATGCAGAGGAGAAACTTCATGGTCTCGCTTCTGTTGCTTTTTATGGCAATTCCACAGGAATCAGCCGCAATCGACCAGGTCGATCTCATCGAAGTGAATCATCTGTACGATCAGCAGGGTCGGCATGTGATCGATCAACTCATCTTCTGGGATTGGGATCGCGATCGCTTTCAGATCCGGGCCTGGAGACTGATCAAGAGTGACTCGCAACTTCCGCTGCGAGACTGGAATCGCGGCGGTTATGTCTGCTACTGGCGCGATGGTCAGCAGTTGCGAAAGGTCTATGCGCCGCAAAGATGCGAGACCTGGACGAGCTACGATCCCGAGGTTCGTCAACGCGAATTATTACCGCTCGAGCAGCGCGCCGAACTAAGCCGCGTTCGCTAAAGCGAAACGCCGTTTGATCCCATCAAGGGACGACGCGCGCCTCTCTTCGTAGCCCGAAGCGCAAGCGAGGGAAATGCGATTGGCAATTCCAATACGGTTTGAAGTAACCGAGCGAGTTTTTCTCGCTTGCATTTCGGGCAACGAAAAATCTGTCACTCCAACTTCGAAAGACTATGAACGAAACATCCATCAACAACAGAGACGCCAGCGTTAGGCGGCGACTTGAGGTCTTGCAAACGATCCGAAACGCGGGTCGAGAATCTTATCACCTGGATGACCAATTGCGTTGGCTGTGCATCGAGCAAGCTCGTGACACTCTCCAAGGTCACGAGGCCAACACGCGGGAGCGGCTCAGTGCTGCGGCGTTTGTGTTGAAGTTGAACGAATTCAATCTCGAACGGACTCTCCTTATGGCCGAGATCAACGCGATTTTGGACGAAAGCGAAGTCGACGATCAAACGATCGATGTGGTGATCAACGAGAACTTCTTCCGGAATGAAGCTCATGAAAAGACTGAACGTGCGCATCAAAACGCATCTGACGAAACGAACGAAAAAGCGGCGGATCGAAGTCCCGCTGCCGCTCCCTCATCAACGGGAGATCCTACGTGATCGTCACCGGCATAAACGAGTCATCTGCGGGCGTCGCTGGGGCAAGACCGGCGCCGGACTGATCGCCGCGATCCTCGGTCATGGAGATCCGTCAGGCCCGGGCCATTGGAAAGGGATGGTCGACGGCGGGACGTTGTACTGGGTCGCGCCGACCTTCGCTCAGTCAAAGAAGATCGAGCGAGACATCATGCTGGCGTTCGCCAATAGCGGATTGGTTTATGTGAAAAGCGAAGGCCGCATCGAACATCCCAGCGGCGGCAGTATCACGATCAAAACGGCGGCAGCGCCGGTTAGTCTGCGTGGTGAAGGACTCGACGGCATGATCGGTGACGAATTCGCTTTCGTGCGCAAAGAAGTCTGGTCCGACGCACTACGGCCGGCGCTGTCGGATCGCCGCGGTTGGTCGATGTTTTTGACCACGCCGAATGGACCCAACTGGATGAAAGACCAGCACGACCTCGATGGCGTTGATCCCACCTACAAGTCATGGCAATGCCCGACCAGCGACAATTGCCTGATCGATCAGGCCGAGCTGGATTCGGCGCTGTTAGATCTTGGTCAGGCGTCGTTCGATCAAGAGTATCGGGCGCAGTTTGTCGACGTCAGCGGCGCCGAATTTTCGGGGCTTTACTTTCAAACGCCCAAATTCTGGTTCGATGATTGGCCGCCAGAATCGGAGATTCGCTTTCGCGTGATCGGGCTTGATCCTTCGAAAGGGAAGAACGACAAAAGCGATTACAGCGCTTTCGTGATGCTGGCTCTTGCCGGCGACGGTCAGATCTACGTCGACGCCGACATCGAACGCCGCGACGTGCGGAAGATCGCCGAAAAGGCGTTCGAATTGTGTGCGTTGTTTGAGCCGACTGGAATGATCGTCGAGACAAATCAATTTCAAGAGCTATTGCGCTGCAACATCGAAGACCTGGCGAAACGACACGGTCGCCCATTGCCGATCTTCGGCAAGACGCATAGCGAGAACAAGCGGACTCGCATCCGCAGGACGATAACGCCGTTTTTGTCACGCGGCGAATTGCACTTCAAAGCAAGCAGCCGCGGCGCAAAGTTGCTGGTGTCGCAGCTGCAAGATTTTCCGGTCGGCGCCTACGACGATGGGCCCGACGCACTGGAAATGGGCATCTCCCTCTTAGTCGATCTATTACACGGCAAGACGCCGCCGGCGTAGGTCCATTTCTTCGTGGCCCGAAGCGCCAACTAGTCCGCACAGCGGTCCCTACAGAATTCAACACACGGAGATAGCGATGGACAATCGTGGACGACCTTTGAGCGAGAAAAAGCGAGCGAGGATTCGGCGTTTGTTGCGGGAAGGAATGTCGGTTCGCAACGTCGCTCGCAACCTGCATGTGGCCGCATCAACTGTGCAGAAATTGTCGGTTGACAAAGCGCACGCAGTGAAAATTTAATGACCCCACAACGACGCGCAGCGACGCTTGAACACTTCCAAAATTGTCCGTTGACAAAGCGCACGCAATCAGGATCGATTACTTCTCATGAATGAACAAACGACAAGTTGGGTGACGCAAGAGCAGGAGCTGCGGGCCGAAATTGAAGTCCGCAGCCGCTTGCAACCGCTTCGTGATCACCTGGTGGAGACAGCGTCTCGTCCGCAACAGGTCCGCGAGTCTTTGGACGATCTTCGTCTTGCTCACGGTCCGGCCGTATCGCGGCCGATCGATTTCTATGAAACCGTCAGTCTAGAATCTTGGGCGACGCCTGATGTGGCGACCAATCGCAAAGATGGCCACTATGGGCCGGTCTTTCGATCGGAGTCAGAGCTATCGCTTTATCGCGGTATTGCTCGCGCCTTGGCTGATGGAGACGAAACGGCGGTAGGGGTCTTGGGAAACCTGGTCCACTACGTCGTGCATACCGGTTTCACCTATACCGTCAACGCGATGGTGAAATCGGTAAGCGTCGACCTGTTGCGAGACGAGGCGCGCCGCTGCGTCGAAGAGTTCCTCGCCCAAAACGAGTGGGAGCTGGACTTTGAAGAGGAGTTGGTGAAAGACTCGATCATCGACGGCGAAATGCTGATCGCGCTCGAGCAGGACGCAGGCAGCGTAAAGGCGCGGCACGTCGAGCCTGCATGGTTGACGCAGCCGATCGATCCGCGGCCATTAGAAGAGCAGCTGCGCCGTCAGCGACCGATTCCGCATGCAATCGACTGGCGCTACGGGGTCGCGACGCGACGAGGAGATGCGACCGAAATCTACGGCTACTTCGTCAGCTGGAACGGCGACGGTAACGAGTGGAACTTTTATCCGCCGTCCCGATTCGTCCACTTGAAACGCAACGTGCCGCGGCATGTGAAACGGGGACTGACCGACTTTTACCCCGTCAGCAGCCGCATCACCGGCGCCAACGAACTGCTTAGTCGGATGGGAACCGGCGCTGGAATTCAAGCGTCGATCGCACTGATCATCAAAAATGCGACCAGCGGCGTCGGCGGCGGTTCGATCGAAAGTTTGACCGGCGGGTCGCAAAGTTCCAGCGGCCGTCCTCCGTTCGCGAGCAGCAACTGGCGCAACGGCGAAGTGATCGATACCTTCGGCCGCGAGTTTCAAGCAGGCCCCATGGCGGGGCAGCAAGCGGCCAACTTTGTGCAGATCTTACAAGCGATGCGACGCGCGACCGGTGTTCGCTGGAGCATGCCGGAGCACATGATTAGCGGCGACGCCAGCAACAACAACTACGCGTCGATCCTGGAAGCCGGCGCTCCGTTCACCCGCTCGATCGAAGCGGCCCAGCAAAAGTACATCACCGCGTTCGAGACGCTGCTATGGCGCGTGCTGAGAATCTATTTCGAGCTAGGACGCTTCAACCGCTTCGGCTTCGCTTGGCGCCAGATTCGGACGTTGCTGGCGATCGCGATCGAAGGAACTTCGCCTGCGGTCAACGACAAAGAAAAAGAGCTGCGCGTCGCTCAAACGTTACGAGCCGCCGGCGTCATGTCACGCCGCACCATGGCGAGCCGCTTCGATCTCGACTTGGACGAAGAACAACGCAACGACGCGAATGAAGAACAGCGGAAGGCCGAAAGCGGAGAGCGGACGTAGGTCAGGCCTTGGCCTGATGAAACGCGACCGCAAGCCAGCAATCGGTGAGGCGGATGAATGACCCCATTTATGAAGACAAAGTTCAAATGACCAAACGACAAAAACAACGACATCTCCAAGTCAAAGAAGCGGTCGGCGTGGCGCAAGCGTCGCGGATGGTGGATCGTGACGCCGGCGTCATTCGCCAGGTGCAGATATGCGGGCCGCTCTCGCGCAACGGGCGCAACTATTCCCAGGCGCTGGACGGCGCCGTCTCGCTCTACGAAGGAGTGAAGGTCAACATCGATCACGGGTTTGCGCCGGGCGAAGAACGCTCCTTTTTCGCCGGGTTCGGCGTGATTCGTCAGGCGAAACGTCAGGGAGACGCGATCTACGGCGATCTCCATTTTTTGAAATCGCACGAGTTGGCCGAGCTGGTTTGCGAACGAGCGGAACGCTTTCCCGAAACTTTCGGCCTTTCACATGACGCTGATATCGACGGCTACGTCGACGGCGAAGGGATCTTTCAAGTCACAAAAATCACCGCCGTGCGTTCGGTCGATCTGGTAGGCGATCCAGCGACTGCCCGCGGCATTTTTGAATCGGAGCGAACTGCGATGAAGAAGACGATAAGCGAGTGGATCAAGTCGCTGGACGAAGCCGTCTATCCGGCGCAAACCACCGTGCTGGCGATGCTCGACGAGCTTGAAATTGACGGCAAGCCGCTGTTAGAGCGAACGGTCGAAGCCGATGAGCAGACGCTGGAAGCGACGATCGCCGCCAACTTTCGCGCGTTGGTCATCGCCGCGCTCGACGCCAAAGCGACGGCGGAAACGATCCACATCGTTTGCCAGGCTCAAGAGCTGCTGAGCGGGAGCGACATTCCGGCGAGCCAGGCGACCGCGCAGGAGAGCGTCAGCAAACGGCTGCTCGCCAGCGTGCGACGGCTCGGCGAGCGGCTTGATTCGTTGGAACGTGATCAATGGGCGTCGGCCGTGTTGGAGTCGGCCGGCTTGCCGCACGACTCTCCGCTGCGAGCGGAACTTGGCAAGTTGAACAGCCGCGCCGAAATGGAAGCTTACATCGACGCCGGCGATCTTGGCGGCTCCTTCGCGCCGCTTAGCGGCGGCGAAATGCCGATCTGGGAATCAACCTCTAGCCAAAACGAATGCAAACTGCGCACGAAAGACGAGATGCTCACCGCATGGGGCGTATCAAGCAAGTAGTCGTAGGGTCCGCGGTGCGGACCAACAAACGCCGTCGATTTCGGTCCGCGCCGCGGGCCCTATCCCGATTTCCATTCACTTCACTTTTTCAGGACGATTGAAAATGCCGTTGACTTTGAATCCCACCAGCCCTGTCTACGGGCTCGATTTTCACGCCGCTTATGCGGATCACTGTTTTGGTCTCGACGCGAACGTGTTCGAAAAGCTGAGCGATAACGGCTCGGCCGCGATCGGCGTGACCGACGCGTCAGGCGGAGTCCTGTCGATCGCGACGGGCGCGTCGACTCCGGCCGATAACGACGGCTGCTATCTTGCGACCAAAGGCGAAGTCGTCAAGATGGACCGCGCGTTCGTCTTGAAGTCGAAGTTCAAGTACAGCGAAGCCGGCGCCAACGTCGCCAACGCCGTCGCGATCGGCTGCATGAACAACGCCGCAGTCGGCACGATTCTGCTCGCCAACGGCGCCGGTCCGTCGGCCAGTTTTTATGGAGCGATGATCTACAAGGTCGACGGCGAAACGACCTGGAAGTGCATCAGCTCGGCCGGCGCGACGCAGCAGATCGACGATACCGGAATTACGGCCGCTGCGACCGATCTGGCCGACTTCGAGATCCAGTTTGAAGTCTCGCCGGACGGCGCCTATGGACGCTTCGTCTTTCTGATCGACGGTCACGTCTGCATCAAAGCGACGTCGAACCTGAACGAGCCGATCACGCACGAAGTCCCCTTGAGCGGCGCTACCGAGATGAACGTCTTCTGCGGCGGCCAAACCGGCAGCGCCGCACAGGAAGTCTTTTACCTGGACGCAATCGCGTTCGGCATGACGACGTAAGAGCGGAAAGCCGTAAAGTTGTCGGTCAGGCCGCGTCCTGTCGCATGGCGACATCGATAGCGTAGGGTCCGCTGTGCGGACCATCGCCCTGTTGAGTGACCTGGATCGAACTCACTTCTTTGGTCCGCAAAACGGACCCTACTTTTTACAAATTACCTTCTACGGAGTTATCCATGAACTATTTGGAACTAGCGCACGATTTTGAAGTGGGCGAACATCAGCGGAAAGCCGTTTGTCGGCGGATGGGCGTGCATGAATCGATCAGCTACGACGAAGTCCCGAACCCGGCGATGGAGGCGATGAAGTCCGCGCTGAAGTCAGGGCAGCTCAGTCCGGACGAGATCAGCATTCGCAGCATCTTTGAAGCGACCGTGACCGATCGCATGGGCAAACGTTGCGGCCGCGAGATGGTCAACAGCTGGCGCGACACCAAAGATGGCCGCGTCACGGGGCATCGCATTTATGAGTCTGGCGTTCGCAGCGCGGCGTTCGCCAACCTGATCGGTCAGGTCTTCTACTCGCGGATGATGGAAGAGTTCAACAAGCCTGAGCTGATCGGGATGTCATTGGTCGAACTGATTCCGTCGACCCATCAGTGGGAAAAGTTCGCCGGGATGACGATGCTCGGCGATCACGCGCAGGAAGTGAAAGAAGGGCACGATTACCCGACGGTCAGCCTGGCCGAGGACTGGGTGATGTCGCCCGAGACGAAGAAGTACGGCTTTATCGTGCCGATCACGCGTGAAGCGATCTTCTTTGACATGACCGGCATGGTGCTGCGTCGCGCCGGCGAAGCGGCGATGATTTTGGCCGTGAATCGCGAGAAGCGGATTTTGGATACCTGCTTGGGGATCGTCAATTCGTATCGTCGCAAGAATCGCCCGATCATCGACACCTACGGCGACAACAGCGGCGACCATGACTTCGACAATCTGGTCGCGTCCAACGCGCTCACCGATTTCGACTCGCTGATTGCGGTCCACGAGCGATTCCAGGCGATGATCGACCCGCAAGATGGCGAGCCAATCGTGCTGGGCCAGACGCAGTTGGTTTGCCCCAAGTCGCTGGCCTGGAAAGCGAAAGCGATCCTCAACGCGACCGAAGTGCGCGAAGTGAGCGGCGATCGTGAAACGATCGTGCAAGGGAATCGCCTGCCGCGGGATTACGAGATCCGCTCGAACGAGTATGTCCAGTCGCGAACCGGATCGCCGTCGACCTGGTTCTACGGCGACTTCCCCGGTGCGTTCGCCTATGTCGAAAACTGGGCGCCGGAAGCGGTTGAAGCGCCGACCGGCAGTCATCTCGAAATGACGCGAGACATCGCCGCCCAGTTCAAGATCAGCGAACGGGGAGTGATGGCCGTCAAAGAGCCGCGCAAAGTCGTCAAGTCGACCAGCAGTTAGCGCTTTTTGGCGCCCACGATTTTCTCTAAACCGGCTGGTCGATAGCGGCCAGTCGGATTTCCTCCCCTTTGAGAACAAGCAATGACACAGACAAAACAAACGAACCCTCTCTGGCCGAACAACGGGCCGAGCTAGAAAGCTGCGGATCGAGTTGGCCGAAGAGCGGCAGTTGCTCGACGAAGAGACGGCGGAACTCGAAAAGTCGCAGCAGATCGCGGCGCTGCGGCAACTGGCCGAGCAAGCGAACCTGCCGTCGACCCGCATTCATCGCCGGGATCTGCCCCAGGATATCGACAACATCCCCGCTTGGCTCACCGCGCACGGCAAGAAGGGGATCGTGCAAGATTACGAAGTGACGCTGCGGAGCGGAAAAGGACGCCCGCGCGTGGTGAGCCCCGTCGTTGCGATCGACGAATCGGAAGCGATCAGCATCGCGTTCGCTTCGCTCAAGATCGAGAACACGCAAGCTTACAACCCGCACGTACGGCGGATTGATACGTAGTCCGGCCGAAGAAGTCGTCGCCGGAAACTTACTTGTGACAAAACACTAGCCCGCTGCGCAAGCGAGGGAATGCGGTTGGCGTCGCCAAAACGGATTGAAGTGGCAAGCACATTCCCTCGCTTGCGCAGCGGGCAAGTGTCGCGTTATCCGAGCGATTTATTCTCTTACAGGAGATCCAGTGTCACTAACCAGCATTCAGCAGATCGAAGCGTTGCAAACGCGGCGGGATGCGATCCTCTCGCAGATCGCGGCGTTGACCGACGGCGAGGTCGGCGGCGGGCCCGATACGTCAGGCCCCGGCGATCATGTGCAGCAGGTCGCTTATCGGAAAAGTCTCTATGACGAACTGGCGCAGATTGATCGTTCGATCGGTCTGTTGCGAGGACCCTGGGCCGTCAAGCGGCAAGGACGGATGACATGAGCTATTACGATGCGCTAAAAGAGAACTGGCGCGCCTTTGGCGACATCGAGCAAGTCACTTACGCCGACGCCGCCGGCGAAGCGAGCGACGTGAGGGCCCGCTTGATCGAGCCCGACCAAAAGATGTTGTCCAAGGTCGGCGGCCTGGCGGCGTTTCAAGGAGACTACGCGACGTTCATCGTGTGGGACGTTTCGCTCAGCGAGAAGAAACCAGCCGGCGGCGGCGTGATCACGCAAGCCGACGGCGTCAAATGGACCGTGCAAGCGGTCCAAGGCGCGCAGTGGAAAACGCAGTGGCATTGCTTGTGCATCCGGCAAGTGTCGTAGGGTCCGCTGTGCGGACCAAATCGGCGCGGCGCGCCTAATGACGTTATGAAGTCACGATTGATACCGCTTCCTTGGTCCGCACAGCGGACCCTACTTGAGGATGAACAGACGCACCCTACAGAGGTTCGATGATGGCGAGCACGTTTGAGACGATTTGGGATGCGGTATACGCCGACATTGTGGGCCTTGGCCTAAGCGGCTTGGTATCCGACCAAATCAAGCAACAGCAGTTTGCGTACAACCCGGCCAGCGAGCTGTTTGTCGAGGGCATCTTTCTTTGTCCGGCGAATGAACTGCTGCCGGATGCTGGTTCTAACCAGCGCATGCTGACCTCCTATGGGGTCAGCGTCACGCTGATCAAAGCGTCGAATGGAGTATTGGGGAAAGGAGTATTGAGTCCCGTTCTGCAATGGCGCGAGACGATTCGCTTGCGATATCACGATCGACGCCCGATCACCGTCGCAGGCGTGCATCGATTTTGGTGTGAACCTGGCGGCATGGTGTTGCCAGAAGCTTTTGAAAAACAGTTTGACGCCAGCGCTTTTGTGATCCGCGCTGACACTTATGAAGGGTAATTCAATGGTTACGACAGTTTCCGGTTTTCAAACGCAGTTCGGCTTGGGCGTTCAGCACGCCAGCAACTTGGCCACGCGGCAGTTCGAGCATTTTGGCTGCAACCTGGACAAGCAAGAGAGCATCATCGTCGCCGACGGCATGCTGGGGAAACGTTCGCCGCTCGGCGATTCGGCGCAGTTTGGCACTTACACGGTGGGAGGGACCGTCACGCTGCAACCGCGGCCCGATGACCTTACTTTCCTGCTTCCTTACATCCTGGGCGCCGCGGAAGATGACGATACGTTCGCGCTGTCCGATTCACTGCCTGAGCTGGTCGCCTGCGTCGATCGCGAAATCAATGTGCAGACCTACCGCGGCTTGAAGGTCAATCAGGCGACGTTCCGCAGCGCGACCGGCGGGACTTTGGAGCTGGAGCTTGATCTGCAAGGCAAGTCGGCCGACGCCGACGCAGATTCCGGTACGTTTCCTGACATTGCGTCGACGCTCAGCGCGAAGCTGCCGTTTATTCATCACCAAGGATCGATCACCGTCGACGGCGCCGCGATCGCGATCGACAACAGCGTCATCACGATCAACAACGCGCTCGAACTGACGCAGTTCAACAATTCGCAAACGCGAACGGTCATCCCCGAAGGACCGCGCGTCGTCACGTGGGCGTTTGATACGGAACTTGGTGACGACGCACTCGCTCATTTGATCGCCAACGCCGCTCGCGGCGTGACCGGTTCGATCAGCTACGCCAATGGAGTCGACACGCTCACGCTGACCTTTGGTTTGCTGCAAAAGCCGCGCACGCCGATCCCGATTCAAGGAAAGGGAGTGATTCGGCCGAGTCACCAGTTCACCGCTTACGAAGACCTGGCTAACAGTGCGCCGCAGTTGGTGGTGACCTGTACGGATGAAACGGAAGAGTAAGAGAGTTAACGCGTTTACAAACTTCAACCAGAGAGAAATCCATGCAAGGCGATCCCCACTTTATCGAAGATGGTTACACGGAGCAGGGCTACATTGCCGAGGCCCCCAATCTCTACGGCGCGCTGCAGTTTGAATTTCGTCCCATGCTGCATCAAGAAAGCGACGATGCCGTCGCGGCGATGACGAGGGCGCCCAACAGTTCGACATCGGTCGTCGCGGCGGCGCTGGCGCAGCATCTCACCAAATGGTCGGCGAAAGGTCCGATTACGGCCGATCGATTGGTGAAGATGCGGGTCAAGTTGTTGGAGCGATTGTACGGCATCGTTTCGGGCGCCCGCGTTTCGGACGTTCCGCCCGAGGCGACGCATGACGAAGTCCAACAGACCGCCGCCCGATTGCACATGGCCCCCGGCGAAGCGGAGGCGAGGGACCTAAAAAACTCCGAGACGGGGTCGCACTCCTCTTGATGCACCCCGGTCCTGCACTGATTGATTGCGACGATTGCCGGCAGTTCGTCTACGACCTGGAGAAAGGAACGCGACAGACGATTGCTTGCGGTCCTGAGCGTCGCGAACAACCGCAACCCCGTTTGCCGGGCATGCCGCTGCAATGCGGAAAATGTCCCAAGCAAAGTCCCAGCAATGCAGAGCGGTTGAAGCTCTCGCCAAAAAATTGGCGGACGTTGAAACTATGGCGCGAAGCGAAGGCGACCTTCGGACGTTGCTTGACCCGCAGGATGGCCCGCGATGCGATAATTCGCCGCAACTTCGCCGAGCTGGACGCGATACACGCGCAAGTTGAACGAGCGGAACAGGCGGCGCAGTTTTCCTTATTGGCGATGAGATCTTAGGGAGGATCGATGACAGAAGTCAACCTAGAACGCAGAGCAATTTACACGCTGGGAATTGAAGTTGAACCAGATAGTCTACGTGCAGCGAAACGTTTTGTGCAGCGAATCCGAGAGATGCAACAAGACGTCACCAGGGTTGCACGGGAAGAGACGGAGCAGCGCGTAGCGATAAATAGGAAGTATGTCAAGGAATTATTAGACGAGGACGAAAGCTACTCGACACGGATTAGTGCGATGCGCGAATCAGATAGCTATGGTATTGACCCATCTTCGCGCGAAGAACGTACTTCTCCTCGCGGTGCGGGGACAAAAGGGGCCGAAGACCTAGCCCGGCAACGCGAGTTGTTATCAGCGCAACGAGCCGGTTTTGATCGTTACTTTGGCGGAAGCGAACGCCAGGCGATCGAATCCGCCGAGGTGGAGCAATCTCGGCTTCAACTGCAGGTGAAAGCCCGGCGGGAGTATGTCGTCAAAGTGGAAGAAGATGTCGAAGGAATCGTCGAGGGCGTCGCTAGGCAAGTAAATGATCTGCTTGATCATCGTGATCTACGAATCATGGAGCTAGTGAGACGACAACTTGTAGAAAATCGAATTCAGCGCAACAACGCGCTCTAGTCAGTAAGTTAACTCCAAATCGAAAGTGCCGCTTTAATAAAGATGTACAGAATGGGCGATGCCATCAAAATCACAATCACCCAGGCAATAGGCCCACCGGCGCCAAAGACGGCATACAGAAAAATCAACAAGAGGGCAGTTGCATAGACAAGGCGGACAGCACTTTTCGTGGAATTTTCGTCTTCTAATTTCGTGAAAGAATCCAAGTTGTTTGCTTCATCGAAACCAAACGTAGACCAATCCTTTATCTGACGAAACTAATTCAGGTCGTCATCACAGCTGATCTTCATCTTTAAATTGTTTCTCGATGAACTCCACTTGCTTCTGAATACCGCTCCCAATTTCAACAGCAGTTCGACCGAGGCCTTTGACCAGGAAAATGAGCAGCGGGATCGATATGACGAATACCGCGATTGAAATGAAATAGAGACCGGGTTGGAGACCATATAAGAAGAGTAGGCCGCCGAAGATCACCCACATAGACAACGCGAACCCAAAGAGGACTTTCTTGCTGTTTTTATCGTAGATCTGCACCATCGCACTCCTCGCATCAGGAAATGTCAACCAAGGAATGAGCCAAAATACCAGCGAATCAATGCGAAATCAATGGTTGAAACGCTTGGCAACGCGGCCAGATTCAAACGTAAAAGTGTTCCGAACATCAACACTTAACTCCATAGGGCGCAATGTACTTAAAAATCGGCAACTACACGCACGAGATCGGCGGCTCGCAGCTGGCGATCATGCAGCGAAGGAGAACATTTCGCGATCAAACGCCAGGCGATCGAATCCGCCGAGGTGGAGAAGTCTCGGCTTCAACTGCAGGTTAAAGCAAAACGCGAATACGTCGTCAAAGTAGAAGAGGATGTCGACCAATTAGTGAGTCGCATCGCGGAACAGATCGAGACGCAATTAGAAGAGCGCGAGCAGGTGATTATGTGGCGATTGAATAAACGCCTAGCGGATTTCGTCTCGAACAGGTCTCACTGAACGAGATGTCGCAGCGGCTCGCGATTGTATCAGCCAGCATAGACGCTAGGCGCGTCAACAGTGTGGACCTCCGTACGGCATTCCGTATAAGCCCATCAATGCGGCCAAAGAAAACGTAGCGGTAGCCGCAGAGATGAGGACAACATTGTCTGAATCAGTCGTAAACATAACAAGTACAGAAACTATCAACGAGAACGCGACCACAATTCGAGCGGCGCGAACAGCAGGTCTGACGGGAGGTGGGGCGTTCATGCAAACAAGCCATTGGCTTAGGAATTTCGTACGCACAAAGAATAGCACAGCCTCAGCGAATCGCAGAGTCGGTCTCTGTGCTGATCATTTTCAACATCGTAACCAGCAATGGGCGCAATCGCAATGTACTTAAAAATCGGCAACTACACCCACGAGATCGGCGGTCCGCAGCTGTCGATCACGCAGCGGCCTGTGTTGAGCGAAGGAGGCGTTCCTCTCGCGCAGCTTCACACCTGGCAGATTCAAGGGATCGTCACCGGCGGCGGGCAAACGGACATCGACGCGAAGATCGCGGCGCTGGTCGCTGCGTATCGCGGCGGCGGGTTTGACGCGACGCTGTTGCTATCAGACGGCGTCACGCCGAGTCAGCATGTCTTAAAGAACAACCGCGCGGTCGGCGGCGTGCGGGTGATCAGCGGGCCTGATTTCCCCAGCGGCGGCGGCGCCGAGTACGCGACCAAGCGGACCTTTGCGGTGACGCTGGAAGCGGAGGTTCCGATCGAGAACGGCGCGACGGCGCTATTGAACTTTCGCGAGTCCCTTGCACTCTCGGGCGGCGATCGTCGCGTGGAATGGACCGAAACGAAGCTTGGCCCGCCGCGGCCGCAGATCACGCGGCGGCAAACCATCTATCGCGCGGTGCAAAGTGGTCAAGCGGTCGGGTATTTGCAGTATCCAACCTTCCCAGGCTTTCTGTTTCCGCAGCAGTACGCAGTTGAATCTCCCCGCCTGACGTATGGCGGCGGGAAGCGGCGATCGAGCGGCGACTTTACTGATTTCTCGCTCAGCTGGGAGGTCCGCTACGAGTCGGATCGTCCTTTGGCTGGACATCCTCATTTCGCTTAACCCTACGGAGCAAGAATCTACGATGGCACTTTATGTATGGCGCGGAGATGCCCGGGGTCGCGCCCAGGTTGCGGCGGTCACCGCCGAGTTTGTCGAAGCGGGGGACGTGTTCACGCTGACGATCAACCGCAAAACTGTCAGCTTTACGGCGCTCGGCGATTCGGCGCCGGCGCTCTACGCAGGGCTGGCCGATGCGATCGACAAGAGCGAAATTCCAGAGCTAGCCGACATCACGGCGGAGGTAATCGCGGGAACTGACGCGGCGCCTGCCTATTTGAAGCTGACCGGCGGCGAAGATGGGCGCCCCTTCACGATCACGACCAACGCCGATAACGGTAGCATCGGCGACGTAGCGGTCTCGACCACGGTTCAGGCCAGCGGCGGCGCGAACGAGAAACAGCAGGTCGCGCTGCCGATCGGCGTGACCGGCGGAACCTTTACGCTGACGTTCAGCGGGCAGACCACTTCGGCGGTCGCCTACAACGCTAGTGCGGCGACGCTGCAGACCGCGCTCGAAGCGTTGTCAAATATCGATAGCGGCGACGTGGAGGTGAGCGGCGACGCGGCGGGGCCATGGACCATTGAATTTAAGCAGGCGTACGCGTTGACCGACGTGCCGGCGATCACGATGGATTCGTCGAGCCTGACTGCTGGCAGCGTCAGCGTTTCGGAAGCGGTCAAAGGCTCCGGCGGCGCCAACGAAATCCAGCGGCTGTCGTTCTATCACGACAAAAACGGAACAGCGCCTCCGGGGTTCGTCAATGAGTTTCAGGTTTATTTCGAGGGGCCGACTACCGCCGCGTTTGCGTTCACCGGACGCGACTTTAGCGAGATCAATACCGCCTACAAGCTGGGCAACTTGTTGGCGCTGCACGCCGACATCACCGGCTCGAACATTTCGATCACGACCGTTACGTCAACGCCCAACCTGGTTGTCTATGACGTGGAGTTCATCGGCTCGTTAGGAAGTCAGAATTTCCCGCTGATGGTCTGCTACGACACGAACTACTACGGAACGGCGGGGACCGGTCCGGCGGATCACGTCCAGAACGGCGATGCGTCGGGCAACAATGAACAGCAAGTCGTGACGCTGCTGGGCTCTCCTTCGGGCGGCACGTTCACGCTGACCTTCAACGGCCAGACAACCAGCGGCATCGCCTACAACGCAAGCGCGGCGACGGTGCAGTCGGCGCTGGAAGCCTTGTCGAACATTGCGAGCGGTGACGTTGCGGTGACCGGCGACGACGGTGGCGCGTGGACGGTCGAGTTCGACCAGGCGTACGCGAATCAGGACGTACCGATTATGAGCGCCAGCGGTGCGAGTTTGACCGGCGGAACCGGCACGATCTCGGTCACGCAGGCGGCGGCCGGCACGGTCAATGAGCGGCAGCAAGTCAGCCTGTCGAGCGGAGTAACCGGCGGCACGTTCACGCTCACCTATGCGGGCCAGACGACCAGCGCTCTTTCGTACGTAGCCGGCGCCGCGGCGATTGAGTCGGCGCTGGAAGCGTTATCGAATATCGACGCGGTATCCGTCACCGGTCCGTCAGGCGGACCATGGGCAGTCGAGTTTCAAGGCTCGCTGGCCGCGACCAACGTCGTGTTGATGACCGGCGACGGCGACAACCTGACCGGCGACGACTCGCAGACGCTGTCGATCACGACGCTGGTCGCTCCGACCGGGCCGAGCCATTGGAGCGAACCGCAGAACTGGGATCAGCAGCAAGTTCCTGGGGATGGAGACGAAGTGCGGCTCGAAGATTCGGAGACGCCGATTCTGTATGGACTCAATCAAGCCGACGTTGTGCTCGCTAGTTTAGAAGTACGTGCGAGCTACCGCGGCGCGATCGGTTTGCCCACGCAAAATGCCGCGGGTTATTACGAGTATCTGCCGACGCATCTGGCGATTGGCGCAACCCTTGTGCGGATCGGAGAAGGGGAGGGGAGCAGCGTCGGACGTTGTCGGTTCGATGTTGGCGCTGCGAAGTCAGAAATCACGATCTTCAAGACCGATGTCCCAAGCAGCGACAACGGTTACGCCGTCGAGTGGATCGGAACGCACGCCGAAAACGTGATGACGATCTACAAGGGAGCGGTCGGCGTTGCGACGCAGGCGGGTCAAACGGCGGCGCTCGATCAGCTGAACATCTGTTTTGTCAGTAGTCGTCAGACCGACGCGCTTGTCTATCTCGGTGACGGAGTCACCGTGGGCGATATCGTGAAAACCGGCGGCGAGCTGATCGTGTCAGGCCGCAGCGGTGTGGCGATCCATTCGATCCAAGCGACGGCCGGTCGAGTCGAGATGCACGGCGCCGACGGCGTCGAATCGCTGAGCGTCGAAGGGGGAGAGTTCTACTATTGGACCACCGGCGCGCTCGGTGGAAGCGCCGTGATCAGCGGCGATGGCCAGCTGATCTTTGATGGTGATCTGCGGGCGAAAACGGTCACGGGCGCTCTGCAGGTTTACGGCGATTCGGCCAGCGTGATCGACACGGCCGAAGTCGTCAACGCGGCGGGACTTTTGTCGATTCATTTTCAAGGAACGTCGCGATTTGCGGATCTCGGCAATGACATCATTATTTCACGCGGCTTGCCCGCAGAAAGTGAGCAAGAGGTGAGCATTTCGGTTTATGCAGCGGCGATGAAAATGATCTCGATCGCTGTGGATGACGAACTGGCGACCATCGACGCGATGTTGACGACGGCGGAGTATGCGCATCCCAGCGGCAAAACGGTCGCCGACATTATTCAGATTGACGTGATCTCGCCGAGCGCCGACGTCGCGGTTCATGACGCTGACAATGACACCGACGGACAAACCATCGCCGCGGACGGCGTCGAGTACTTTCCGATTGTGGGCGCGGCGGCGACGGCGCTGCGGATGGTTACCGATTCGAGCGCCAGCGCTCTTTTGAAAATCTACTATTCGTAAGGGGGCGAGATGCCTGAATTTTACCGCATTCCGTCCGCCGCTTGGCAAGGACCGAAGACCAGCGGCGTCGAAGGCGCGATCGACGGCGACTACGTGCTAGTCAGCAATGTCAACGTGGGGGCCATACTCGGCAACAATCTCAATGAGGTCGTCTGCACGCCGACATTTCCGCGTGCAGAGTACACAGCCTATGTCCGGTTCCGCGCCGCCACCGGCAGCGGAATCAACATGCGGATCAATGATTATGGCGGTGGCGGCGTCATTTACAAAAACACGTCAGAAACCGTCGCCTTTGCGGGCGCCGATCGATGGTTTGTCGTTAGCGGAGAGGCTTTTGGCTACTACCTCGCGGGTGTGCTGACCGTGGGGATCGGCGGCAACCTGCAACTGTTTCGTCAAGCAGGCGTGGACGGTCACGTCGACGACGTGATCTTTGCGGAAGCCGGCGCCGGCTATGCGACTGAGGAAGAGGCGCTCGCGAATCTGGGCGGCAGCGCAGAGACGCGGCGCATTCATCGTTTAGGACTCGGCGGAAATCTGGGGGTACGACGATAAATGAATATGCCTGAAGCAGTTTTTGAGTATCCCGGAATTGGGGACTTTTCGGAAGTTCGCTACACGCTGTCGCATGGGATTTCGCCGGGGCGAATTACGATTCGCGCGGCGCCGGCTGCGATTCGGCCGATGGCCGAGGGAGCGGCCCTCTTTCGCTATGCCGGCGCCGTGATCCAGATGCCTGACTGTCGATTGGATCAGTTGACCGTTGAAACCAGCGGTGATGGCAGATCGGTGATGCGGGTCGAGATCCTCGATCAACGCTGGCGCTGGCGGTTTGGCCAACTCTCTGGCGAATACAACGTTCGGATCGATGATGGAGATGCGATTGCTAGCGGGACCGAAAAGGCGCCGCAAGATCTAGCGCGGCTCTGTCTGCAAGCGATGGGACAACAGCGGTTCGACGTTTCCAAAATGCCAAATCTCCTTCGCCCTTACGTTTATTGGGACTACAAGATCCCGGCGCTGGCGCTGGCCGACCTGGCCGACGCGTGTGGTTGTCGCGTGGTGCTAAAGATCGGCGGAGCGGTCGCGATCGAGCCGGCCGGGCAAGGAGAAACATTGCCGATCACGCTGGCCGCAACCGCCGGCGAAGCGATCTACGATAGGCCCGAGACGCCGGCGGCGCTAAAGTTTGTCGCCGCGCCCAACGTCTATCAGATGGACTTTGACCTGGCGCCGGTTGCGGTTGAACCCAACGGCGACATCGTGCCGCTGGATGACGTAAGCTATGCGCCGTCGCTTGGCTGGAGGTCGGAACCGCTGGCGGAGTTGGGAAACGTCGAAGCCGCGCACCGCGAGTTGGCGCAAAGTTGCGTCTGGAAGTACTACCAGATTCAGCCGAAGTTCACGCTGCCAGGCGATCCTCCTACACGGGAGAACATGATCGAGAAGATCGCCGAAGTACTGCCGCTGCTGCCGCATCAGGTCGAAGCGGACAAGACGCCAGACAAGACGCTGCGGAGACGTCCGCCGTGGGTTTATGGTCTGTTTGAAAAAGGAGCGGCGACTTTTCCGCAGATTCGCGAGCATGAACAGCCCGATCCTGAATTGAACGAAACGCCGCAAGATCTTTATGCCCGCGGTTTTACCGTGGACCATCATCGCGGCCTGGTGATCTTCGCCGAGCCGGTCTATCTCTATCGACAAGTCGACGACAACTACGAGGTCCATCCAGCGCGGTTAAAGCTGCGGATCGCGTGTCAGCGTCGCGACAAACAGACGCGCGGCGTCGTGCGGTTCGAAGTATCGCCCCAGAAACCGGCGCGACAAACGGCGGCGCAAACGATTTTGCGGGACGACATCGCTCGCGAAGTCTACTTCAACCACCAGTCCAAGAAAGTGGTCAGCAACGAGCCGGACGTCAAACGACAAGCCGAGTACTATCTGCAAGCGGCGGCCAAAGAGCTGCAAGCGGCGCAGCCAGGCACGTTGACATACGACGGGTTTTGGCCGATCCAGCCGGACGGCGCGATCCGCCAGGTGAGCTGGATCATTCACAGCAGCGGCAAGGGAAGTACGATCGTCAGCCGCAACCGCGAAGACGATCTGGTCGACATGAGCTATCGCGAACGTCGTCTGCTGGAACGCGTGGTCGAAATGTCGCGCACCGAACGCCGCCGCGAACAACGAGGAGAACGCCGATGATTTCCGCCCGCAGCTGGTTGTCGTTTGTAAACCGCGGATCGCAGGAGATCCCGCCGTTCGCCGTGATGTCGCCGGCGACGATCGCGGCGCGTTCCAGCACCAAACTTGGCGCGATCGAAACGGCCGATCAAGACGCGCTGCTCCGTTTGGCCCTGGTCGATGCGCCGCACGCCGCTTTTCAAGACGCAGGTCTGCTGTTTGTGAATGGGCCGCAAGCGGTTCCGCCGGGTACGCGCGGCAGCTGCTCGCAAGGCGCCATCGTGCAAGCGCTCATTCGACAAGACGCGAGTGATGGTGTCGATCACCGAGCGTTGGTGCGTCCTGATTCCCTGTTGGGCGCCGCCGCCGATTGTCTGGGTTTGATTGCCGGCGGCACGGCGTTTCGGTTTCTCGGTTTTGATGGATGTCCGACGACCGACTACCGCGATCGCCGGCAACCGCAGCAGCGGTTTCGAGTCGGCTGGGTGACTCCTTCGTTTTCGGCGCCGACGCGGTTCTTTAAAACGGAAGAACGCCGTCGCCAATACGTCTATCCGTATGCCGGCGTCGGGTTGATTCTCGAAAGCAACCGAGCATCCTTGGCCGGCGGTGCGACGCGTCCGCAGCTGTCTAGCGTCGTCGACTTCGCCTATCGCGCGTACGACCCGGACGTCGCGCCAGATGCAGCGCCGGACTTCCGGCATGTGAACTGGGGAGCGCCTGCTTTGCCCCCGGCGCGCGACGGCGATACGCAAGCCGTGATCGCCGCCGATGAGAAAGGAGCGATGCAGATCTTGTGCAATAACGACGGCGTTTATCAACTGGGATTCACGGCGTCAATTAAAGCGGTGCAAGCCGGGGTCGATCTGCGGGGGATGACGCTCGGCTTTCTGGTCGAACGCAATCAGTTTGATTTTCACGCCGCACGATCCGTCGACTTGGCCGCTGACGAAAGCGGCGTCTTCCTGCCGGCCTGGCAAGAAGGTGTTTATACCCGACCCGAAAACTGGGCCCAGTTTGAAGAGATCGATTCGTACTTTGTCAACGTTTCGGGCACGACGATCGTCGCCGCTCAGAAAGGAGACCGCTTTCACGTGGTCAACGCCGCGACGGGAGTCTTAGAAATCCGCTACCTCAACTGCTGGGCGAATTCCCTGATGTAG